TGCATTTCTTCATATTCTTCCCCATTTATGCCGGAGTAACCTGTGTCACCTTCACCGACAATATAGTCTACGCACTGTTCTCGCCATGTCTTAGTTTTGAGTCGCATAGGGAGTTTCTGTGCTGGGAATTTACTACTATTTTTCATGTTCCGAATGTATATACATTATCGTCTAACATACTACTCTGAGGCTTATCCTCAAACCAATTTTGCGCAAATATCGGTCCGTCAAATAGCATTCTAGACTTGTTTTCTTTTTCTTTCTTCTTGACTACTACGTTGAACAACTGTTCGCGATAGATCATTACCTGCATGAGTGCCATACAATTGTGCGTAGTAATACCGTTCGCAACGTATGTGTGGTCGTCGCGTACCTCGAAATTATACACAGGTTCCTTGATTTTCCGCAATCCTAATAGCTTAATAGGCACCCAAAAGCCATCTTCAGTTTCGATGTTTTTAGCAGTCTGTTTTGCAATCTGCACTGTCTGGTACTTATAACTTTCGTAGAAACTCAGTGTTTTGTTTACATATTCATTGCTTATGAGTATCCCGTATTGTGTTTGATGGTTCTCTCTACGTTGGGGTATTTTACGAATGCTGCTGTAGATACCATGATCAATCAGTATCTGTCGGCACTGGTGAATAAGATCTTCGTATATGGTAGTAAGTTCTATGCCGTTTCTAGTGTACCCGTCATAGTTCGCATTCAATCGTTGATGCCCGTCACCTTCAAGCCAGCCTATGATAAACGGCATGAGATTGCCATAATTGTTGTATACTGCAGGGTTAAGTACCTTATGATTCGGATTACAGCCAAACCACACGGCAAGGCTGTGTAGCTTCTTCGAACACACTATCAAGTCATGTTTATATACACCGTTCTTGAAACTCTCGATATGACCTGGCTTGCGTTCAATCCTTCTCGCGCCGTTGCTTGAATAGTAGTATTTTTCGTCCTTAATGTAATCCTCTATAATTGTAAGACATCGTTTTGCACAGTTTAACTGATTACCTTGAAAAGTTATTTTAACTACATTACCATAGCTCTGGACATAACCATCCGCCATAATCCAACCCAGTACGTACAACATGTCAGGTGATAAACCAATATCCTTAAGCCCTTTTCTCTTAGGGAGCAACCCAAATTGATATTTATAAGTCAATTGGTCTGCGCGGAGATATTCTATATTTTTTATTGCATCTTTACGAAAACAATGTTTCTTATATTTTGTGTATGCCGTAAGAATAGGATGGTTGTCTGTACACATAAGTGTCCGATAATCTCCAACAAGTCGTATGTTTGCTGCAAAACCCTCGTGTTCGTGTTTGTCTACCCATGTTACGGATTTTAGTGCTCCGGTATGTGTCAACACCTTATCACCAACTCTTATTTCTTCTACCGGTTTATACCCGTTGTCAGTGGTAATCAGCGTTCCCTTTGTGAGACATCTATCAAAATTGCCGACGTCGTTGTAACTAATTAGTTCTTCCAGCAGAGGTTCTGATAGTATATGATACAAATTCTTCTTGCCATCCGCATTGGTGTCATTTAACCACTCTTTGATGAGACCTTCGCCCCATTGCTTAATCTATCTATTCATATGACATCCTTTTTTACGATTCACCTTAGAGTTACCTACTATATCGTTAATAATATCCGGCTAATCCGCTAGTAAATAATCACAGTGTTTTTGCGTAAAATATACGAACAGTCCTTTATTCTAATTCTCGTACATCAGTCTTGCATTATAATAAAGTAAAAGTTTTCGGACATTTTCGTAAAAGTCATCAGAAGACTCTGGCCTTCCAGTATACTCTGCAACGATAATGTCGGAATATTGTTCTAAGTTTTGTACGCGTTTATACACAAAAACCGACCCCAGTGAAGTGGTTGTAGACTGGTCGTGGTCATAAGGATCTGCACCCGCGCAGTATAAACCTGGTGTTGCCTCCTTATTCGGATGCTCCCAGATTACTATAGATCCGGTAGGGTCATCATCTTTATTTAACGGGTAATGCGTAATATCACCGGTTTTCTTAGGTATCCAGCGTAATTGATTAGACTCATCAAACACAAGATCACCAACCTGTTTGTAGTTAGATAAATTCTTATTAGTTCGCAGTAAGGCCAACTGCTCCTGTAATTCTTTCTTTGGGAAGATATTACCGTTGAATTCCAGCATAGCTTCAGCTGGAGTTATAGGACGTTCCGCTACGTATCTATCTACCGCTGTAGAGTTAGTTGCATTCTCTATTACTTTCCTACGCTGTTCAAGGATGAATTCCATGGATTTCTTGGTGTACGTATTACCATCATCATCCATGTAGATGCGGTTACCATTCTCATCACGTGTATCCAGATTAGTATACTGTGGTACAAAGAACCCGCATTCCTTACTACTCAAACCCTCATCCCAGATGTTCTAGAATCCGAGACAGTTATAACCTTCTGGGTTATAGAACATGTCTTTCATAGTTGCAAACGCGCTACCTTCATCACCACCGGTACCCCATACAATCATAGTACCAAATGCGATACCGTCTTGTTCTACAGATGGTCTAGCGATCTGCCATGCAGCACCTAGTTCGGAAAATGAACCACCTTCCTCAAATAGAATAAGCTTAGCGCGCTTACCACGTACTACGTCTGGGTTATCCTTCAGTGTCACACCAATAATTTCTGATTTATAACCCTGCTCAACCTCGTTACCAAACTCATCCTTAGTAATGAAGCCGGATCGTTTACGCATATTCGTATTTACAGATCGCTTCTTACCCCAGGCTGTATTCTTATCAATAAAGTCCATATAGTCCCACGCTTTGGTAAGAATACCATCTTCGGTAAGGTACTGCTTATTTGATGCATAGATATAAGTCTTACTATTTGGTATTAGGTAGTAATTACGACAAGCCATAGAACCGCCTTTATAACTAAAACCTTTACGGCGAGACTTAAGTAAGCAGATGTGCTTACCTTCATCTTCTGCCTATTGTACTGCTTGAAAGTAGTAATAATCGTAATCGTAGAAATCTGGGAATGTAACCTCACTAGTACGCTTTACTCTAGCTTCACCATTATCTAACTTAGTAACCGTATTTACAATACGCTGAATAGGGCAGAAATTAATATAAAAATAGTTATACCCTGAGATGTAGTCACCATCTGCAGCAGTATAACCATCAATACACCGCTTCAACTGTTCATCCCAATACTGATAGTATTCGGACGTACCAGCAGGGTATAAACAGTAATGCCCTGTAGCGATAAACTACAGGGCTGGTTCACGGAACTTATCCGAATTTCTTATTTTTTTCTAGAAATCTACCATTTACTGTTTCTCAAATTAAATTATATGATTCAAGTAGCCCATGTAGGTGTCGATCCCACTCCCCCTGGGTTCATTATCACGACTATTAAATCCAATCCTAAGATCAGTCTTCTCGTTTAGTCTGTCACGCTGCTTTCGCTTGCGCCTCGTCAATATTTCTATCTTCCGAGTCAATTAGAGAAGATTCTAACTGCGGATTATCTATTATCCCGCAGCCATCCAACACTTTCCAATAACTGTTTAACCAGAACTTTCCATTGTTCATAGATATTGTTCTAGTACAGGTCTTTACTTGCTTTGTTATAACTTCGTTGTTTGCTATAAGATCTTTAGCAGCTTCTACTAAGCTACCGTATCGTTTTAACTCGTTATAATTTGCATCGTAGCGTATAACGTACTTTTGATTACTATGTTTCAAACCTTCTTCATTTACTACAATAGTAACAACCTTTCGTCGTATACCAAGGACACTAGATACCACTTTCACATTCTTATATTTCTCATAAGTTTCACGTATGAGTTTCCTAAGATCGTCAGATATTTCGTATCTTGGTTCATTTATCTGTCTGTTTCTACTACCGTAAGTTGAAGTTTGACTATGACAATTAGGGCATAAGAATCTTAGATTTTCTAAACGGTTGTCATTATTTATGCCGTTTATATGATCTATTTCCAAACTTAAAGTTTTACCATTCCATTCGGTTACTCCGCAAATAGCGCATTTATAAGGTAGCAACTTGTTGCTAATTATATGTCTACGCAATGCTTGTCTAGAGTGTCTGCAATTTTCTCGTAGTATCAAATCCCTGTCTAGTCTTTTACAGAATTGATTAATTTCAATTGCAGCTTTCTTACCTTTAAACAAGTCGTAACCGATATTTAAATCAGTCATTCTTTGCTTTACTTGTGAATAACCCCAGGAGTTTCCTTTTACTGAACATCCTAATTTGAATAACACTTCAGCGATATTTCCGCTGTTCTTTATTAATTCGATGAACTGTTCGTCCGTCAATTCGTATATCTTATTTGCCATAGTTTATAATCAATTATACATTGAAAAGTTTTTAAGAGCCAGGTGCGCTAGCCGGTACGCCAATGGGCAATATGGCGGTTAGTTAATGTCCAACCGCAAATGACGTAGATGAAACGTGATCTCTCTCGATCTAAAATTACAGTCTCTTGAACCAG